GTCCGCTATGCTCGCAGGCGTTTTGCCGATAGGTGAGTGACCATTTTCCCGACGTTAGGAAAATGGTCGAGCCGACGAGCTAGCATTTGAGCGGCTCGGCGAAGGGCAAAAAATAATTTAATTTTTTTCTTTTCAAAAATAAAAAAACAGAAGATATTCAAAACATCGAAAGGCAAGAAGCCCGACGAAGAAAACCTAAAAAGAAAAACAAAATGAAAAACGAAACGACAGACTACACGATCAACACCGACTCCCTCGACGAACTACGCGCAATCGAAGAATCACGGCTCGATTATATGGATGCCTGCGACTGCTGCTGGGAGGACTCAGCAGAATAACACCAACCGGCGCGGGTTCCATCCCCGCGCCTTTTCTTTTTTTTGACATCGCCATCAAATGAATGGCGATGAACAAATCATTTTTTGGCCTGCCGCTTGCAACTCTGCAAGAATTGCAGGGCGATTTCACGGCTTGCTTGAAAGCAATAGCCGTTGCAGGCGCGTCGTATAGCATCGCAGGGCGCTCGTTTACTCGCGCTAATCTTGCCGAGGTCGCGCAAACGATCAAGGAACTGCAAGCGGCACTTGACAATGCGAGTGGAACACGTATAAGAAGGTTTACGCCGACGTTCCCAACCCAGCGCCCATAAATGCAAGACATCATCACCAAAGCCCTTTCTCTTGTTGCGCCTAAGGCCGCATTGGATCGCATGGTCAACCAAGCCAAGCTTCGCAATTTCGGACGCTTCGACTCAGCATTGACGAGCGAAAAGCGTGGGATTAGTCGAGGAGTGTCCGGCGGTGAAGACACGGCAGGAACACGGGAAAGACTCTCGCTCATTCGAGCCGCTCGCGATCTCGCAGACAATTTCCCGCCTGTCCGTTCGCTCCTTCTCAAATTTGCAACCTACGTATCCGGGCGCATCGCATACCAAGCCCGCACCGGCGATCATGAAGTCGATACGAAGATTGAAAAATACTGGCAGAAGTGGATGAACGAGTGCGACTTTCTAGGCCGTCACAATTTTACCACATTGCTTCAGCTCGCAGTCACGGCAATGCTGCGAGATGGCGACTGCGGATTTATAATTGTCCGCGACGGCGAAGACCTAAAATTGCAAAGCGTCGAAGCCGACCGCATCGGATCGCCTTACGATAGAACGGACACGGATAAATATATCGGCGGCATCAACGTAGATGACTATGGAAGACCCGTTTCATACACTATTTTCACGCGTACTATCAATAATCAGTATGTTTCTCCTGTTGATATTGTTGCAAAAGAGTTTATCCACCTATTCGACGCAGCGCGACTTGACGAATATCGCGGGCGCTCTGCTTTCGCTACTGCGCTGAACGCAACCCGCGATCTTCAAGAAGCGATCAAGGCCGAAGTGCAGGCGATCAAATACGCTTCGTATCAGTCCGGCGTCATCACCACCGAGAGCGGCGCAGCTGACGCTGGCGACTATTTCGCTAGGGGAAACTCAAACGATCAAGGCCAGGTCGCACGCTTGCAGTCTCTCGATCCTGGAACGGTTAATTATCTAACCGCAGGCGAGAAAATGGAGATGTTCAAGAGCGACCGCCCGACGGGTGCATTCGGTGAATTTATCCGACTCATTCAAGCCCATATTTGCATGGCAGTTGGCCTGCCTTACGGCTTCGCATTCGACGCCGACAAGAGCGGGCCTATGGCACGCATGGAAGCGGCAATGGCAGAGCGCACGTTTCTCCGCTGGCGTGGGTTGCTGGAGGGTAAATTTCTCGACAGAATAAAAAACATTATCTTGCTCGACGCAGCCGCACGCGGGCTCATTCCAGATTCCGAATTTCTTCTCGATGGCCGCTGGTGCTGGCCTGCCAAGGTTTCGATTGATTACGGACGTGAAGCGAATGCCGACATCTCGCTTTGGAAAGCTGGATTGAAGACAGCCGGACAGATTTATTCCGACATGGGAGAGGACTACGAAGAAGCACTCCGAGCACGGGCGAAGGAAGCGAACATGATTAAAGAACTCGGACAAGAGTTCGATATTCAACCTTCGCGTATTTCTGATTCTGTGCCGGTCACGGCTATCGACACTATCTTTGACGAAAGCAAAAACGAAGCTCCGCCGCTTATCGAGAGCATCGGCATCGGTGGAACGGATGCGCTTTCGGGTATCCTCGCTTCGCTCGGTCGCGGCGAACTCTCAGCGGAACAAGTCGCAGTCATCCTTCGCGTTGTATTCGGAATGGACGAGGCGAACGCAAACAAGATCATCAACGCCGAACCAGCCGCTCCAGCAGCACAAGACGCAGCGCCGTCAGCATTCGCAGACGAGAACAAGCCGACCAAGGGAATGATCGAGGAGGCCGCTCGTGGCTTGGAATGGCGCAGAGAATACAACCGAGGCGGAACCGAAGTGGGAGTTGCACGCGCTCGCGACATTTCCAACGGAAAGAACTTGTCAGACGATACCGTTAAAAGAATGCACTCCTACTTTTCACGGCATGAAGTCGATAAAAAAGGCCAAGGTTTTCAACAAGGTGAAGATGGCTTCCCATCCGCAGGCCGCATTGCATGGGCATTGTGGGGTGGAGACGCAGGCCAGACTTGGGCCGCTGACAAAGTCAAAGGCATGAAGGCATCCGCACCGGAAACAAAGAAGGTCACGCTCGCAGTTCGCGATTCTTTCGGACGTATCACAGCACTTGAGGCAAAGCACGAACTCGTTATGCCGACTCCAGAAAAAGACGAAGAGCAAGACGACTTCATAGGCCGCTGCATGGTGAGCGGAACAATGACGAGCGAATATCCAGACGAGAGCCAGCGCGTTGCCGTTTGCTCCACACAATGGGAGAAAAAATAAATGATAACACAAGGCATCGCACTTGAAGCTAAGCGGGCGCTGATCTCAGGCGTCCACCAACCTGGAGACGACTACCGCATCGCATTCTATTCGGCATCGGCAAAGGTCGGGCCGCAAACAAAAGCCTACGTTACCGAAGGCGAGATCAAGGGCAAAGGCTACAAGGCCGGAGGCGTAAAGCTCAAGGGCTTCAAGACCGGAAGCATCGGCAAGAATGCTTTTATGACATTCGACGACGTTGAACTAAAGAATGCAACATTCAGCGTATCTGGCGCGATGGTTTACAATGCCAGCAAAGGCAACGCCACGCTTTGCGTTCTCAACCTAGGCGGAGAGCGTCATGTATTTGACGGAGCATTTGAACTCAAATTTCCCAAGCCAACCGAAAACAACGCATTGATTTTACTCGCTTAAATATGAAACCGACCAACCCAATTATTATCGACGGCGAAACCTACGACATCTACACGATCAACCTTGCGATCACGTCCGTTGTGAATGCAGACGCAAGCGAAGACGCGAACGTGGCAATGCGCCTTGTTCCTACGCGGATCGCGAATGGCGAAGTCATTCTTGCAAACGACTACGCACGCACGATGTCACTTGGCAGCGTTGAGAATGTTGATCAAGCTACAAAGACTGCCGTTGCTCAAATTTCAGCAAGCATTCAAGAATTTATCTACGCGAAGGGTCTGTAAAAAATGGCGCTTATTCTTTCAGCGGCAACAGGCAACTTTAACGCAGGAGCAACTTGGGTGGGTGGCATTGTTCCAGGAGTAGGCGACGAAGCCAGAGCATCTACTACGCACGTCGTCACGATCACGGCAAACGTAACTTGCACCGAAATTTCAAATGCTGGTTCGGGAACATTTATTTTAAATTCGGGCGTCACATTGACGGCAAACGTGACCAACAAAACAACCACCGCTAACGTCAACTGCCTGTCCTTTTCAGCAGCGTCGCCTGCAACGGCAACGATTGTTGGGAACGTGACGGGTGGGGCTGCATCCAATGGGTCGCCTGTAGCGGGGACTGGGGCAATACTTAATTCGTCGAGCGGAACATTGCTAGTGCAAGGCAATGTCGTTGGCGGAACTAATGTTATCTGCATCGGCGCATTTAACGCCTCAACTGGGACGATTTCCGTCACAGGAAATGTGACGGGCGGAACGGGAAACCAATGCCACGGAAGTTACAATTTATCGACTGGGGCGGTCTCAATTAGTGGAAATGTCGCTGGCGGAAGCGGGGCAACGGCAACGGGGGCAATAAATGCCGCTGCGGGGACTTTAACCATAACGGGAAACGTGTCGGGCGGAACGATTGGAACGGCTGTCGGAGTAAACAATGCCTCGACTGGAACGGTCACAATAACCAGCGCAACGATTGCTAGCACGGTCGCTATCGCCGTTTCAAATGCAGTCG